CGCTTGTCCCGGCCCATATTTGGCGCTGGTGCTGAGTCAGGCCGAGTTCGACCAAGCCATGCGCCACTGCAAGCAACCGCTGGGGCGCTCGTACCTATCCACGAAACGGGCAGACGCGACAACGCATCTGCTTGCCAATGACCACGGAGAAACGGTCGCAGTGGTGGCGCTTGGCGACATATCGAACCGCAGCGGCGTGGAAATTGCGGGGCTGCTGGTGCATGAGGCGGTGCATGTGTGGCAGGAGCATTGCGCCAGCATCGGCGAGAACAATCCAGCGCACGAGCAAGAAGCCTACGGCATTCAGGGCATCGCGCAGG